TGGCAATCCCTGACTACTCCGAAGCCGCCAAGATGCAGGGTATCAAGATGGTCGTCATCAAGTCCGGCAAGTTCAAGGGCGCGGGCATCGAAGGCACGAGCCTCGACGAAGGCCAGATGAGCAACCTCCAGGAAGGCGTCGACACGATCCACGCCGAGTTCAAGGAAGCCGTGAACATGAAGCGCAAGATGGTGAAGGCCGAAGCCATGGAAGGCCAGGTCTTCTCCGGCAAGCAGGCCGCCGCCCAGGGCTTAGTGACCGGGCTGGCTGACTCTTTCAACGACGCCCTGCGTTCGTTCTAATTCCAACCTTCGCAATATCAAGATGACCATCGAAGAACAGCTCCTCGAAGCCACCGCCGCCATCTCGGGCGTCACCGCCGAGCGCGACGACCTCCGTGCCACCGTCGAGAAACTCACCGTGGGCGCCGCCTCCGAGCTCGAGTCCCTCAAGGTCGAAGCCGCGTCCAAGGACGCCAAGCTCGCCGAACTGACCGCCGCCCTCGAAGTGGCCGCCAAGGAAGTCGAAGGCTTCAAGGCGATGGTCGCCTCGCTCGAAGCCAGCAAGGTCAACGCCTCCAAGGAAGCCGCCAAGATCGTGGCCTCCGTCGGCGTCTCCCCGGTCGAAATCAGCCCTGCCGACGCCAAGCCGTCCGCCGAGGCCGTCGACCATCTCGCGGTCTTCATGTCCCTCCCGGTCGGCTCCAAGGAGCGCAACGAATACTTCGCGACCCACAAGCACGCCATCATCAAGGCTGCTCTCTAATTTCCCTCTAACCCTCACCCAATAAACACATATGGCTAACTCCATCGTCGCCGCTCCGTCCATCCTGGCCGAGTCGGTTATCGCTTCCCTCAAGGGCAAGCTCCCCGCGCTCCGCGCCTTCTCCAGCGTCTTCACCGCCGCTGAGTCTGGTGCCGGCAAGACCGTTCAGGTCCCCCTGATCGGCACGTCCACCGCCACCGAGTTCTCCACCGGCGGCTACCTCACCCAGGACGACGCGACCGTCACCGCCGCGAACGTCACCCTGAAGCACTTCAAGGTCTCGTCCCGCTTCTCGCCCCTCGACGTCAAGTCCTACGGCGCTCAGTTCCTCTCGAACGCTTTCGTCCCGACGGCCGCCAACGCCCTCGCCGAAAAGTGCCTGGCTGAAATCGGCGCCCTCATCACGAACGCCAACTACGCCTCCAGCGTGGACACCGGCGCTGCCCTCAGCTACGCCGAAGTCGTCACCGCCAAGGGTGTCCTCGACGCCGCCAAGGCCGCTGAACCCCGCGCGTTCATCCTGAACTCGACCTACGCGAACGGCCTGCTCGGCGACGCGACCATCATCGGCAACTCCGTCCTCGGTGCCGGCATCCTGACCTCCGGCCAGATCGGCACCCTCGCTGGCGCCGCTGTCTACCAGTGGTCCAGCCTCCCTGCGAACGCCGAAAACCTCGCTGGCTTCGCCTGCGGCGCTGACGCCATCGCTGTGGCCTCGGCCCTCCCGATGTCCGAAATCCCGGGCTTTGAAGTCGCCAACGCTGTCGACGCCGACACCGGCCTCGCTGTCCAGGTCCTCATGGGCCAGGAGCAGAGCGGTTACTACAACGTCACCGCCACGCTGCTCTTCGGTGCCGCTGTCGGTCGCGCGACCTCCCTGCACCGCCTCAAGACCGCCGCCTAATCGCGGTAGTCCAGGCTACGAACGAGACCCCCAGAGATGGGGGTCTTTTTTGTGCCCCCTCCCAAATCGGGCAAATACAGATGAGCCTCTACGGTAGCGAACTATTGAACGACGCGAAGGAGATGATCGCGGACTTCGGCGTGGCCGGGTCGGCCAACTCCGGGGCTATCACCTTCTCCTGCCTCATCTCCGACCCTGCCGTGGCCACCGTGCTCGAATCAGGGGGGTATATGGAGCGGACCCAGTACTCGGTCAGGCTCCCCGCTGTAACGGCCTCCTGGACGAAGCCAGACGGGTCTATTGGGGCATCGGCTGCCATCATCGCCTCGGGTGCCGTCATCCCGTCCCTAGCCCAGGGCAAGAAGATCGTGGCCGGCGGGAAGACCGTCCGCATCACGACCCAGACCTACAAGCCCGGTTCCGCGTGGGTGACGCTGGTCGTCATCGACGATAACCAGTAAGGCCATGGTAAAGGTCAGCATCGAGCCTAAGTCTCAGGCTGACTTTCTTGCGGCTATCCAGAAATACGCCCAGCGCTCAAAGCAAACCCTGAAGGACGCCACGCTCGAGCAGGCCGCCTTGGCTTGCAAGGACGCCGCCGTGTTCACCCCTCCCCTGGCTAAGGGTGGAGGCAAGGGGCTAGATGTCGCAGCTCAGAAGGCCGGCGAAAAGGCCATTGACCGAGATGTCGGCAAGGTGGTCGTCGGCCAGACTGGCGGGACAAAGAACAGCCAGAAGGCTCGCCTGATTAAGCGCCTCGGATCACTGGCCTTGAATAATAATTCTGTGATGTTCTGGCGTGTAGCCTCAAAAGGCCACGCGGTTTTAAGCGGCAATGTCTTCATCAGCCGTATGCTGTCCGGCACGTCTAACGGCTTTGGCACGGAGTGGGGCTTCCAGAAGCTGCGTAACTATTTCAACCGCATCGGCACCAAGGTTTCTTCCGAGATGTCGAACACCGCCTACCTCCAAAACGTTGGCGATATTGCGACCAAGTATCGGCCCATTTATAACCGGACCGGCGGGCGTCTTTACAAGAATGGACGCAACGTCAGCGGCGTAAACTGGATGTTCAAGTTCGTCGCTGAAAACAAGGAAGACATTGAGACCTACGTCGAACAGCGTCAGCGCACGGTAGGCGCAATCAAGTCTGGCTGGGCTGCCGCCTTGCGCTCCCTTCCCAAGCCAGTCGTCAATGGCGTCCCTAAGAACTTCGGGGTGGACCTGCTCAACGCCGCTTGGATTACCAAGCATAAGTCCGTTGCAGGCTTCAACACGTCGTCATTCACTGATCGTGAAGTGTCCGTGACCATCACCAACGCCAACGGCAACGTCAACGGCATCGCCACCCAGGCTGATGTGCTTGGGCTTGTTTACGGCAACCGCGTCAAGCAGATGCCTGCAAGGGTCCGCAAACTGCTCCAAGACGACATCGACAAGTTTAACAACAAATCCTAACCATGGGCACCAAATCCATCCGCCATATCGTCGAGGCTACCCTCGCGACCTATCTCTCGACTCAGACCGGGCTGACCAGCATCGCCTTCCTGACTGGGGATAATGCCAGCATCCAGACCCTGCCCAAGGCCATCGTGCTTTGCGAGTCTGCCCGCCCCCCTGGCGACCTCCCCGAAGGCGAGGGCAACTACTCCTGCTCGGTCCGCATCACCCTGTTTTCCAACGCGGACGACACGACCCTCGCCGACCACCGGGCCCGCTGCGCCGCCCTGTCCGGCAATATGCGTGACCTGACCAGCATCAAGGCGGCCTTCGTGACCAGCACCGACGCGACCTGCTATGACGTCACGATCGGCTCCGAAGACGAGGGCATCGACGAACGCTCCTGGGCCACGGCTTTCTCCTTTGAGGTGCTAGTGGTCCTTCCTGCCTAACCCCTTCCAAACCTCGCAAATACAAATGGCCGCCATCTCTAACGGAACGACCTGCATCTACGGAGTTGCGGGCACTGTCACCAACCTCTTCGTCCAGAGCTACAGCCTCTCGTCCTCGTTCAACGCGGACGTGACCGTCGTCGACGAAGCCGGCCTGACCAAGACCCACCGTCTGGACGACCGCAAAAGCGAGCTGACCGTCGAGGGCATCTGCAAAACGTCAAGCGTCCCGACCCTCGGCGCCACCATCTCCTTTACGGTCAACACTCAATCGGCCTACCCGAGCGGCGCTGCTTCGGCTTCCTTCGTCGGCACGATTACCAAGATTGACGATAAGGGCTCGAACAAGGCCTTCACGGCTGTCACGATTACCGCGGTCGATTACGAAGGCATCGCGCCTGCCTAATTGACTTCCCCGCAAGGGGACTAGGATAGGGGACGTGGACCGCCGCTTCCTTAACGCCTACGTCGACCCGGCGCCCTTTCGGCTGCTGGGTCGTTCGCTTTACCCTTGGTGTCTGAAGTATCGGGTGCGGCTGATGGCCTTCGACTCTCCGCTGGTCGATGGCTCCCGCGGCATAAGCCCTGCCGATCTGCTCTTCGCCTGCAAGGTCTGCGCCGAGGAACCGCTCGGGGACAAGATTGGCTTCGTCGATGAGTTGCGGCTGATGTCCCTGTCCCGCAACCCTCAGAAGTTCGAGCGCCTACTGGAAGCCTTCGCCGGCTACATCCTCGTGCAGGACTGGCCTAAGTTTTGGGAACAGAGCAAGACCAAGTCGGGGGGCGGAGACAAGGGGGTGCCTTGGCCGCTGTCCATCGTAGCCAACCTCATCGCGTCTGGCATCGAAGAGAAGCGCGCGTGGGAGATGCCCGAGTGTCAGGCCATCTGGCTCAACTCCGCCCTGGCTATCCGCAAGGGGGCGGACGTGGCGATTATGTCCCCGGAGGAAGAAGCCTTCATGGCGGAAGAAGAAGCCAAGGAGAAAGCCGCCGCCTCGGCTGCTTCCAATTCTGCAAAGGAAACACCCGATGAGCCAATCCCTGGAGCTTAACATTAAGACGACCTCCGACGTTCCGCAGGCCATGGAAAAGGCTAAGGCGGCCACGGTTGGATTCGGCAAACAAGTTGATGACATCCAGAAAAAGTTTTCAATGGCTTTTAAGGACATCTTCCTGTCCTTTCTTGGACCAATTGCGCTACTTGGTGTTGCCATAAATTACATCGGCAAACTTATTGATGATAATAGAAAGAAGCACTCCGATGCAAATCAGGCAGCCATCGACCAGACTAATGAGCTGATGTCCGCAGAAGATCAATATTACGCCAAGAAACGAGCCAACGAAAAAAAAGACAAGGAAAACCGAGAACAGGCCTCTATTTCACGCGAGGACATCACTAGAGACTTTATCTTAAACGACCCTCGCGGCCTGAAAATTTTATACGAAAGTAAAATCTTTAAACAAGGCCCAGGAAAATCAGCAGCTGCTGATTACCTTGCGCAAGATAAAGCTACACAAGAAAGGGTTCAGGCACTTATTGCGGAAGACATGAAAAAGAACCCAATGCCTTCTGGAGAAAAGAAGGACTTCAAAGGCCCCGAAGGCTTCTCCAACGTCATCGGCGTCGGCCCTAACCCGGTGCTCGAGGCCATGGCCCAGCAGACCGAGATCGCGCTGGCCCAGCTCGCCGAGCTCCAGAAAATCTCCGGCACGTCAAACGGCGTCCCGACCGACTTCACCAAGACCCCTCAAAAATAAACCATGGCTATCGTAAAGACCGGCAACGCCCTGACTACGCCCCTGCTCCAGCCAGGAGCTAAGTTCATTCAAGACGGGTACAACCTTACCGTCGGCACCCTGACGTTCAAGATAGACAAGGCCGGCTCTTCGGCGAGTTTCTACCGAGGTGCCGCTTGCCCGATTACCGCCTTCAGCTACTGCAAGATGCACAAGGCATCGGTCGAAATCGGACCGCTTGAGCTAGACACTTGGACCACCGAATATGTCGGCATCGCTGGAGGGGGTGCATCGACTGAGCCTCAGATCACCGGCTCGCAGGGCCTGACCTCTGAGCACATCACGACTCACCCCAACTGGGCCGTCCTCTATAGCGCTGGAGGCTTCACTGGCACTCCCATCGCCGGCGTAGGCACGGGCGGAACGATTGACGTGCCTGCCTACGCGGCAGTCGCAGGAACCAGTCCGACTGAATACGAAGGCAACAACGGCGCGACCTTTGAGGCTGCTACTGGCCGTAAGTTCCTAGGATTCAAGAAGGCTAAGTTTCAGGACTTATACGGCAAAACGAACTACCTTGCTCCGCAGTGCTCAATCTCGGGTATCTTCTACACGACAAGTGCGGACATCGTTAACAACCACCGCAACGCGGTCGGCAAGACGTCTGGCAATGGCACCTTTGCCGGCAAGAAACTCGTAACCGACTACATGGGCACGTCGTTCACGATCGGCGGAAAGAACCAACTGCTTCTCGCCCAGGTGTCATTCGAGGACTTCGGCCTGCTCTACAAGGTGCAGTATGAGCTGCGCTTCAACCGCGTGGGCTACAATGCCTCGGTCTACGCACCTGTCGCCTGATGAAGATTCAACCCGGAGTCGGCTACACCTTCGACTCTTCCTCGAAGGGCTTC